GGTCGGGGATGCCCTCCGAGTGGTTCGAGAAGATCGGTCGAATGGGGTGGCCGGGTCCAGGAGGGCGGCCTGATGGTGGCCCCGGTGGCGGCCGAGAAGCTGGCTCGCGCGGTGGACCTCGTCCGCCACGGCGGAGTGAGCGCCCGCAAGGCGGCAGAGCAGATCGGCGTGGGGCGGGCGACGCTTGCCGACGCGCTGAAGGGCAAAGGCGCCGCCGGCGCGGCGGTGGCTGCCCTGGCGACGGGGCTCGCCGGCCCGGGGCGTGTTCCGCCGCGCCCGGTCGGCGACGAGCCTCCTGACAGCGCGCCAGCGGAGGGCGACGCGGTCGCCTTGCCCGAGGCTCGTCGCGCCCTCGCTCGAGCTCACCGAATTCGCGAGTCGTTGCCGGGCAACGCGTCGCTCGCAGAGCGGCGAACGGCGGAGAAGCTGGTGCAGGATGCGATCACGACGCTGACGAAGTGCGAGGCGGCGCGAGAGCTCACGCCGTCGGAGATTCTTCGATCGCCGGCGTGGCGACGGGTCGAGACGGCGCTGGTAGCCGTGTTCGATCGTCATCCCGCTGCCGCGGCGGACCTGGCGAAGGCGATGGCCGCGCTTGCGGCGGAGGGGGGGTGAGGCGCCGCGCTCCGTCCGTTAGCGAGGTCGCCGATCTCGTGCGCAGTGCCCGCGGATACGCCCCGCTCGTCGGGAGCGGCAGGGCGTATCCGGACTGTGCGGCGGAGATGATTCTGGATCTCGCGGCCGCGCTCGAGGCGGTCTGCGGACTGCGCAAACCTGTGAGTGTTCGCGACGTCGACGAGTACGGCGTTCCGATCCAGTTGGACGCGGATGGCAACGTCGTCAAACCGACGAAGCGATGGTCTCGCCGTGGGGCGTCCCGGGGTGGCTGGTGAGCCGTCCGGCTGCATCCCTCGCTCGCCGCCTCGAGACGGTCGCAGCCGCCAGCGCCGGCCGCGCGCAGGGCCACGCCTGGCCGAGCGGCCGCTACCGCGCCGACCCGGTCGCGTTCTTCCGCGAGGTACTGGGCATCGAGCCGTGGGACCGGCAGATCGAGATCATCGAGGCGGTGCGCGACCACGACCGCGTCTCGGTGCGCAGCGGCCACAAGGTGAGCAAGTCGACGAGCGCCGCGGGCCTCGCGCTCTGGTTCTTCTGCTCGTTCGACGACGCGCGCGTCGTCATGTCGTCGGTCACGTCGAGGCAGGTCGACGCGATCCTGTGGCGCGAGCTCTCGATGCGGCACGCGCGCGCGAAGGTACCGGTCGGTGGCGAGCTGTCGAAGCTTGCGCGCACGGGGCTCCGCTCGACGGACTTCCGCGAGGTGTCGGGCTTCACGGCGAAGGAGGCCGAGGCAGTCGCGGGCATCTCTGGCCGGCACCTGCTCTACATCCTCGACGAGGCGAGCGGCATCCCCGAGATCATCTTCGAGGCGATCGAGGGCAACCGCGCCGGCGGCGCACGGCTCGTGATGTTCAGCAATCCGACGAAGAACTCGGGGACCTTCTTCGACTCGCACAACGCGCGGCGCGACTTCTACCGCGCGATCCACATCTCGAGCGAGGAGAGCCCGAACGTGCGCGAGGGGCGCGAGGTGATCCCCGGGCTCGCGACTGCGTCGTGGGTGCGCGAGAAGCGCGCCGAGTGGGGCGAGGACTCGCCGCTCTACCAGGTGCGTGTGCGTGGGGAGTTCCCGCGCGTCGAGGGGCGCAAGGTCGTCCAGCTGCACTTCGTGACCGAGGCCGAGGAGCGGTGGGAGGAGACGGTGGCGGAGGGACGGCTGTCGCTCGGCGTCGATCCGGCTGCGCTCGGCGACGACGAGGCGGGCATCGTCACGCGGCGCGGGCAGAAGGTGCTCGAGGTGAAGGCACGCCGGCTTGGCGGCGTCGACCTCGCGGAGGAGATCATCCAGACCGTGCGCACCTACCGCAGCCAGCACGAGGGCTCGGCGGCCGTGAAGGTCGACGTGAGCGGCGGGCACGCGGGCCTCGGCGCGAAGTTCGCCGACACGCTGCGCGCCCGCGCCGCGGAGACGGCGCCGGGCGAGCTCGAGGTGTTCGGCGTCGACTTCAGCCCGATCGCGTCGGACACCTACCCGACGCGCCGCGATCAGCTCTGGTTCGGGATGGCCGCGTGGCTGCGCGACGGCGGGGCGCTGCCGCCGGAGAAGCTCGTCGACGGGCGGTGGTGCCCCGCGCACGACAAGAAGCTCGCGGCCGAGCTCATCGCGCCGGGCTTCGACCTCGACGCGCGGGGGCGGGCGAAGGTCGAGCCGAAGGACGTGATCGCGAAGGTGCTGAAGCGGTCGCCGGACCGCGCCGACGCGCTCGCGCTGGCGATCTACGACACGGCGGCGACGCAGTGGGCGACCGGCGAGGAGACGCCGGCGCAGCAGCAGCCGCACGACTTCTACGACGCGGCCTCGTACGGGATCAACCCGTACGCGGCGCACGATCAGCTGATGGGACGGCGGTGATGGCGACCGCGCGTTTTCGCCAGCTGGCCGCCCGACTTGAACTCCGTGGCGTACTCGCGGGTGCGCGCGTCGCCGTCGATGACGGCGAGGTCGTCGTAACCTACGACGCGCCCGAGCGCGACACGGGCGCGCCGGGCAGCCGCGAGAGTCGTACGCGGCTGCCCATGGAGTGGATGACGTGGAGCGCGGGCGCGTCGGAGGTCGACGTGGTGCGCTTCCTCCGGCGGTGCTTGCTTGACGCGCTCGAGCACGAACTCGACGAGGCGCTGCACGTCGACGGCGTGCGCGTGTTCGATCCGCACGCGCGAGGTGCGGACTTGGACGAGGCGCTGCGGCTCGACGGGCTGCGGCCGCCGACGTTGTGTGGTGCTCGCGGCCGACGGCTCGCGGGAGATGATCTGTCGGGACTTCTACGAGGGATGACGGAGCGCCGGCCGGGTGCTGGCGCGGAGAGGCGGACGGACGAGATGGCGAAGGACACGAAGACGGCGAACGGGACGGCGGCGGCGGCGGCGAAGACGGACCCCGGAGCGGCGGCGCTGCCGCGCGTGGACCCGCAGCACCTCGAGGCGCTGCGCGGCGCCCTGCAGGCGGAGCGCGATACCGCGGTCGCACTGCAGGCGCTGCAGCCGGTCGCGCAGGTGGTGCAGGCGGCGAAGACGGCGCACGACAACGCCCGGTTCAGGCTCGAGGTGACGAAGCGTGAAATCGCGCAGGCGTACGGCGCGGGCGACGTCGACCTCGCGACGGGCATCGTGCGCCCGGTGCCCGGGGGCATGCCGGCGCCCGCGGTGGCGAAGTGATGGCGGCGCCGGCCCGTGCCGTCGCTGCCCGCGGTGGCGGTCGCAACGGCGGACAGGCGGCGTTGCACGCGGCGATGGCGCGGAGCGGCGAGAGCCAGCGCGAGGTCGCGAGGCGGGTGGGCGTCTCGCAGCCGCTCGTGAGCGGGTGGCTGTCGGGCGCGTACCGGCCGCACGTTCACGCACGGCTCGCGCTGCAGCGCGAGTACGAGATCCCGCTGACGTCGTGGGACTACCCGGCGACGCGCGGCGACGGTGGCGGCGTGTGAGGGGCCTCCGCGCAGCCGAGCGAGAGCTCCTTCGGCGCCTCGCTGCGCCGCGGGACGGAGATGCCGCGGCGGTTGGCGAGATGGCGCAGCTCGTCGCCGATGGGATCACGGCCCTCGGACGGCTTGCGTTGCGATCCTGCGCCAGCTAGCCCGCCTCGCCGCCGCGCGAGAGGCGGTCGAGCACCTCGACGGCCGTCATCGCGTGCGCGGCGGCCGAGAGGTGCGCCGCGCTCGTCTGCCCCGCCGTCGTGTTCGAGTGGGCGATGGCGCCGGCGGCGGCGACGTGGCGGCGCGCGCCGTCGATGAAGCCGGCGCGGAGCTGGGTGCAGGCGTCGCAGACGACGAGCACGCCGTTGCCCGTCGGCTCGCACACGGGGCAGACGTTGGCTGCCGGCACAGCGGGCGGCTGAGCGGGGACGACGACCGGAGCGCCTGGCGCCCGGGGCACGACCACTGGCGCAGGCGTCGGCTGCGTGGGTTGCTGGACGGGCACGGGCCCGACGACGGGCGGAGCAGGCGTCGGCACGGGGTGCGGCGGCTCGTGCGCGGGCGGCGGCGGGTGCTGCGGAGTCGGGATCTTCGGGGCGGCGCCGTGCTTGTTGCTCATCCCGCGAGCCTGCACACCGAGCCGATAAGCGCTCTTATATTCGCACGCCGCTGGCTCATTCGATAAGCGCGCTTATCAGCATTCTCCCTCACGCTCTCTGCCTATGGGCAACAGCGGGCGTTCGTGGGCGCGCGAGTACACGTCGGGACAGGCGACGGGCAAGGACTTCACCGCTTCGGACGTCGACGGCCTCCCCGCCGCGCTCCCGAACTGGTTCGAGCTCCCGAACGGCGGGACGCTGGTCGCGGTCGACGGCGACGGGACCGCGGTCACGTTCTCGAGCCTGTTCGCGGGCAGTCGGTACAACACGACGCTGCGCTCGATCACGACGTGCTCGGGCACCATCCGCCTCGGCTACTCCGCGAACCCGCAGCCCTCCGCGCCGAGCGCCGGAGCACCGGGCCCCAACTGGAACGTGACCGGGGTCAAGACGGCCGCGTACACCGCGGTGCTCGGCGACTTCGTGCCGGTGAACACGGTCGGCGGCGCGGTGACCATCACGCTCCCGACCGCGGTCGGCGGCGCGGGCCAGCGCATCCAGATCAAGGACACCGGCTCCGCCGGCACGAACGCGATCACGGTCGCGGTGACGAGCGCGCAGACGGTCGACGGCACGACGCCGGCGACGATCGCGGTGGCGAAGGCGTCGCGCATCTTCGTGAGCGACGGCGCGAACTGGTACGTGGGCTGATCGCGGGTGGACGCGTCGGACGTCGCCGGTCGCAGCGGGGGGGCCTCGTCGTCCCTCTCGTCCCCCTCTTGGGGTGGCGAGGCGTCTCCGCTCGGGCCGGTGACGTCGACGACTCTGGCGCCGACGACGTACCGCGCTCTCGGCCTGACGGTCACGCCGCTGTCGGCGGACGAAACGGCGGCCGCTCGCCGCGAGCCGATCGGCATGCTCGGCTGGACGGCGCCCGAGGGTCGTGCTGCCGCGCTCTACCAGCGCTTCAGCCTCGGGCGCGTGCTCGGCCTGGTCGCGCGTGAGGCGGTGGCAGGTGGCTGACCTGGCGCTCCGAACGGTCGACGGCTGGGCCGTCTGGTGCGACGCCGAGGATGAGGCGTGGGTTCGCGATTTGGATATCGCCGAGCGTGCGGAGCTCAAGGTTCCGCGCGACGTCCGGCGCACGATCGCGAAGCTCATCGAAGAGCGAACGCTGATCATCGTGGGCGGTGCCCACGATGATAAAAATGGCGCCTTCGTTCGCGTTCAGCGCGCCTTCGTCGAGACCGGCAAGGGCGCCCAGCGCGAGGTCGACGAGTACCTCCTGAACGAGGAGGCTGCTCTCCATGTTTTGATGCTCCTTCGGACGCCTCGCGCGATCGAGGTGCGGCGCCAGGTCGTGCACGTGTTCATGCTCGTGCGGCGGGGCCGCCTGACGGGGCAGTCGGCGGCGGATGCGCTGTTCCAGCGTCTCGGCGATCTGCTCGAACGCCACGAGGAGACCAGCGCGCGCCTGACGGAGGGGTTTCTCGACGTCAAGGCGGAGGTCGCCGAAGTAAGGGTGGAGCTCACCGAACTCCGATCGGCCGTCGATCAGGTCCGCGCGGCTCTGCCGAAGCGCCGCAAGCCGACTGAGAGCGCGAAGAGCGAACTCGTGCGCACGACGCGTGAGCTCGGAGGCAACTGCCCTTGTTGTCGTCGCGCTCGCATGTTCGGTGACGACGACGCGCCGACTCGATTCGCGGAGTTCGACCATCACCGCTCGGTCGACAATCCCAGCATCGATGCGATGTGGTGGATCTGCAAGCCGTGCCACAACGCGCTGACGTCTGGCTCCACCAAGCGAAACGACGTCGAGATTCAGTTTGGCGCATTCCACGCGGCGCGCACCGCACTTCCTGGCGCTCAGGGCGACCTGTTCGGCGGGAAGGGCGGAAAGAAGAACGGCGGGGGACAGCATGGCTGACCTGGCGCGCGCCATCCGAGTCGACGACCTCGACGACGACGATCAGCCGACGTCGCCCGCGGGCTGGCGCGGGATGCTCGCGCGCCTGTTCGGCCTGCCGACGATGCCCGCGCAGGGCTCACGTGGCGAGGGCTTCCTCGCGCGCATGTGGCGCCGCTTTGGCGGTCAGATCCACGCGCCGCCGCAGAGCCAGACGCGATGGCTCCTGTCCGATCTCGAGGACGCGGTCCGTCGCGCGGACATGGGCGATCTCCGCTCCGCCGCGCGGCTCTGTCGCGCGATGCGTCGCGACGGCGTGCTCGCCGGCGTGCTCTCCACGCGCACCGAGGGGCTCGTGCGGTTGCCGATCCGGTGGTCGGGGCACGAGTACCGCAAGGCCGTGTTCGAGGGGCGCGACCGCAAGCGCGGCCTGTTCGCGTCCATGTTCCCGTCGCCCGATGTCGCATCGCTCGCGGCCGACGGCATCCTGCTCGGTGTTGGCGTCGGCGAGATGCTGCCCGTCGCAGGCACCGGCGTCGACGGACCGCGGCAGTACAAGTTCCGCCGCCTCGATCCAGAGTTCCTTCAATACCGCTGGGCGGAAGACGCCTGGTACTTCCTCTCGCTCGCGGGCCCGATCCTCATCGAGCCCGGGGTGCAGCGCGCGGACGGCGGGTGGTGGGTGCTGCACCGGCCGGGCGGCGAGTCGACGCCGTGGCAAAAGGGCCTCTGGCCCTCGCTCGGTCACGCGTACATCGCGAAGGAGCACGCCAAGCTCCACCGCGACAACTACGGCGCGAAGCTCGCGCAGGCCGCGCGCGCGGCGACGTCGCCCGCCGGTGCCACCGAGACGCAGCGCCGCAACATGCTCGCGCAGCTCATCGGCTGGGGCGTGAACCAGAGCTTCGAACTCCCGCCCGGCTGGGACGTGAAGCTCATCGAGTCGAACGGCAAGGGATACGACGTCTTCCAAGCCACGATCGACACGTCGAACAACGAATTCATCGTGTCGATCGCGGGCCAGACGGTCACGACGGACGGCGGAAGCGGATTCGCGAACAGCGAGATCCACAAGAGCACCCGCGCGGACCTCATCCAGTCGACGGGTGACGCGCTCGCGCTGACGCTGAACGAGCAGGGGATCCTCCCGTACGTCAACGAGCGCTGGGGCGCCGGAGCGCTCGCGTCCGCGCCGTGGATGGAGTGGGACACGTCGCCGCCGAAGGAGCTCAAGGCGCAGGCCGAGGCGCTCACGCAGGTGGCGCTCGCCGTCTCGTCGCTGAACGCGACGCTGCAGCCGTACGACCGCCGGATCGACTTTGACGAGATCGCGGTGCGCTTCGGCGTGCCGCTCCTCGGTGTCGAGCAGCCTGCCACGCAGCCGCGCGAGGATGGCGACGGCGCGGACGATACGGGCGCCGTCGATCCGGCGGACCTGCCGGCGCTGCCGGGCGCGCAAATGGCGCCGCCGGGCCCGGGCAAGGGCAACGGCGAGAAGACCGGCTTCGGCGAGACGCGCGCGCTGCGCCTCGTTGGCGGGCGAGACGCCCTCGTCGCGCAGACGCTGATCTTCGACCGCGACTCGCACGAGAGCGTGGACGAGGCGTTCGACTGGGCGCGTGCGCGCGGCTATGCCACGACGGACGCGAGCGTCACGGGCGCGGAGATCCGGCTCGAGCAGATGTCGTTCGACGCGTTCGACGCGTCGACGCTCCGTGCGGCGCGCCTCGACGACGGGGTTCTCGCGATCGTGGGCCGCCTTGCGCAGGCGGAGGCCGCATGAGCCGCGCGAGCAAGCTCGAGCGACGCCAGCGGCGCGTCGTACCCGTCGCGGCTGCACGTCGCCGTCGCTACGCCCCGGCGTACGCGCTCGGCGACGACGCGCGCCTCGTCGAGCGCCCCGCGCCCGGCATGGCGCCCACCGCCTTCCGGATCTGGCAGGCCGGCGAGAACGCGGCCGACGGCGGCGCCGACGTCTTCTCGCAGCGCTCCGCTGAACTGCTCATCGAGCAGCAGCGCGCGCGCGGAAACCTGTTCTCGATCGACATCAACCATCGCTCGCTGTCGGACGACGGGCCCGCCGAGGGCACGCGCGCGGCGGGCTGGCATCAGCTCGAGGTGCGACCCGACGAGTCGGGCAAGCCCGAGCTCTGGGCTGTCGGCGTCGAATGGTCGCCCGACATCAAAGCAGGACTCGAGGAGAAGCCTCCGCGGTGGCGCTACTTCTCGCCCGCATTCGACGTCGATCCGACGACGAATGAGGTCATTCGGTACGTCAATACCGCTGTTTGTATCAACCCCGCTACTTGGAACAACCCCCAACTCGCGGCGATCTCCAACGAGGAAATCAAGAGGTCCACCATGCCGATGACCAAGGCCCAGCGCGAAGCGCTCGCGGTCCTCAACGCGATGAGCGCGCGGATGAACGGCGAGGGCAGCGCCGAGACGAAGGCCGCGGCCGTCGCCATGTACACCGCCGAGGGCGGCGAGGAGATGCACAAGCAGCTCCGCGCGCTCGCGGAGGGTGAGGACTCCGGCGACGACAACGACAAGCCGCCGCCGACTTCCAAGAGCCCCGGCTCCGAGCCTCCGAAGACGAAGACTGAGACGGCGCCCGCCCCCGCGGTCGCGAACACCGCGCGCGCGCGCGCGGTCGAGTCGGACCCAGAGATGCTCGCCGTGATGAAGCGCATGGCGGCGAAGCAGGAGGAGCTCGATCGCGAGGTCACGCGTCTCCGCTCCGAGCGCCGTGCCGAAGACGTCGAGCGGATCCTGGCGAGCCGCAAGGACCTCTCCGCGGCGACGGTCGCGCAGATGCGCTCGCTCGGCTCGCCGAGCCGCGTGCGCGCGATCGTGGACTCCCTCCCGCTCCCCGCGGTGAAGCCGCCGGCTCCGGCGGCTGGCGCGGGGACGCGCGGCGACAGCGAGGGCGCGGCTGGCGTGCGCGACCCGAAGATCGACGAGGTCGTCCTTCGCGCGATGAAGCTCCCGCTGCAGCCGCGCGCGGAGGTCCCGGCGCACGTCGGCTTCACGCCGCCGACGAACGGGAACCGCGTGTTCCGCACGATGCAGCCGCGCTTCGGCGTCGGCTTCAACACGGGCGCGCAGCCCGGGAAGGGCGGCTGAGATGAGCGCTCTCACGACTCTTTACGCGCCGTCGCCGAGCGAACTCGACGCCGGACGCGTCACGCTCAAGATGAAGGCCGGCGCGAAGATCTTCTTCGGCGGCATGGTCGCGATCGACGCCAACGGCTGGGCCGTTCCGGCGAGCGACACGACCGGGCTCAAGGTGATCGGCAGGGCCGTCACGCCCGGGTTCCGGCCGGGCGGCGGAAGCCTCTCGTGGCTCTCTGGTGCGCAGACGTACTCGGTCGACAACACGAGCGGCGGCAACGGCGCGCTCACGATCTCCGTCGACATCTCGGCCGGCGTTCGTGGCGGGAGGTGGTTCCTGTACGACATCGACGCGTCGGTGCCGCTGACGCAGGCGCTGCTCTTCACGAGCGTCTACGTGCGCGACGACCATACGGTCGGCGCAAGCAGCACGAACAGCATCGTCGCGGGGACCTTCATGGGCTTTCCGAAGGACGACGCGCGCAACGACATCACCACCCAAGCGTGGATCAAGTTCCCCCAGTGATGGGCTGAGCGCGAGGACACAATGGAATTCTCCCCTGCATACGTGCTCGGCTTCGAGGATCGGCTTTCGTCGATCGTGAACGAGGACTACCTGCTCGCCGCCAAGAACCTTTGGTGGCCGATGCTCATGATGTCGCGACCGACCGACGGTCGGACCGAGACCATCGAGTTCCTGCTCTCCACGGCGCAGATCCATCCGCTCGACGACGGGCAGATGGTCTACGACGATCTCGTCGCGGCCGCGTTCCGCATCGAGAACAAGGACAAGGGCGGCGCGCTCAAGGTCACGAAGAACCAGTTCAAGGACGACAAGCTCGAGAAGGCCGCTGGCTGGGCGGCGCAGATGGGCGTGCAGATCGCCATGCGCCCGCAGCTCGACGCCATCGCGCTCATCAAGGCCGGCGAGACGAACCTCGGCTACGACGGAGTCGCCTTCTTCTCGACGGCGCACCCGGTGCACCCGTTCGCGCCCTCGCTGGGCACGTACTCGAACCTCATCACGAGCAACCCGCTCGTGGACGTGGACGGCAAGCCCATCATCGCGAACTACGCGAAGGCCATCGGACGCCTGCGCTCGTTCATCATGCCGAACGGGCAGAACCGCAACCTGCAGCCGCTGTATCTCGTGGTCGGCCCGGACCTCGCGTTCGCGGCGCAGCTGCTCACGCAGGCGCGCTTCATCGACGCGTCGGAGAACGTCTTCAACACCGGGTTCGGGCTGAAGCAGAACGGCGTGCTCGTCCCCGGCGTGCAGGTCATCGTGATCAACGAACTCGCCGCCGGCGAGTGGTACGTGGTCGCGAGCGACGTCGGCATGGCGGTCGCGCCGCTGATCTACAGCGAGCGCGAGCCGTACGAGATGACGACCTACGACGGTATCACGCAGGTGATGCTGAACATCGAGAACGTCCTCGAGTGGCAGGTCCGCGGCCGCAACGACGCCATCTATGGTCATCCATACAGTATGGTAAAGAGCAAGCCTTAATAGGCTTACCTGAATCGCTTCAAGCCCGGTAGGCCTCGAGCCCCGGGCTCGAGGCGTTAGAAGCACGTGAGTCAGTACGCCACGATCCAGGACGTCAAGGACTTCGGCATCATGCCGCCCGAGGACGTCGACGCGCTCGAGACCCAATATCCGGGCTTCGTGGTGCGGCAGTGCGTGGGCGTCTCGAGCCATTTCGACACCAAGCTGGCGAAGCGCTACGCGACGCCGCTCGGGCAGGTGAGCGGCGCGTACGACCCCGCGCTCGTCTTCAACGTGGTTCAGCAGGTCGTGGCGCGCCTGTACCTGCGCCGCGGCTACAACCCCTCGTCGCAGCAGGACCAGCAGATCCGCAAGGCGTACGACGACGCCGAGGAGTGGCTGCGCCAGGCGGCCGATCCCCAGTCGGGGCTCGTCGAGCTCGCCGGCGCGGTCGGCCTGGGCTCGACGGGTCCGGGCGTCACGCTCGGCGGGCCGCTGTCGTACAGCGAGGCGAGCCCGTACACGGCGTTCGACCGCCAGGCCGCGATCGTGCGCGGGGGTGGGGCGTGAGCGGCGTCGCGGACTGGGCGGCGGACTTGCGGCGCCTCTCGCAGGCGCTGCCGGAGATCGCCACGCGCGCGGCGCCCGGCATCCAGGCTGACGCGACCGCGACGGCTTCGGCCGGCACCACCCCCTCGGGCGCGGCGTGGCCGCCGCGCAAGGACGGCGGGCGTGCGCTCGCGGGTGCGGCGGGTGAGCTCTCGGTCGCCGCGTCTGGCGCTGCGGTGCGCGTCACCCTCGCGGGCCCGTCAGCGATCCACCACAACGGCGAGTCCAACGGGCCGCGCCGGCAAGTCATCCCCGACGACGGCGAGGTGCCCGAGGGGTACGCGCGCGCTCTCGACGAAGCCTTCCGCGAGGCGGTGCGCTGATGGGCATGACCGAGATGGTCCAGGCCGCCGAGATCTTCGTGCGCTCGATCGAGGGCTACGAGGAGACCGTCTTCGCGTACGGCCGTCGCGCGCTCACGATGCAGACGAACCAGAGCGCGACGAAGCGCGCCGGGCGCGTCGTCGTGTGCCCCCCGAAGGGCAGGCCGGGTGTCTACGAGGCCGCGCGCAGGCCTGGCCAGACGGCAGGCAACGCCGACGGCACGGGCGCGGGCAGGGCGCTTGCCACGCTGCAGTTCCCCTTCGAGGTGCACTGCTGGGCGTGCGTCTCGCTGCCCGCGACGAGCCCCGCCGCCGAGCTCGCGAACGACATGGCGGCGCTTGCGCTGGCCAACATCGCCTACGTCGCGCTGCGCGCCGGCGCCGAGGGCGGCTACGGCGCCTCGGCGTTCAAGAACGCCGGTTGGACGACCGAGCCCACGGAGCTCCGTTACGGGTCCGAGTTCGTCTTCGACTGGGTCGTGCCGATCCGTATCGAGGACGTCACGACGCCGGCGCGCACGGTCACGTTCGAGGTCACGCTGCGCTTCGGCGCAGGCGCTGTCGAGGGCGACGACGACACGAGC